AATACGTTCTGCATCCAGCTGTGCTTGACGGCTACTTGCAAAGTTTAAAGGAGGATTAAATTTAACTTCAAATAGACTTGGGTCAATGTTAGCACCCATTGTTTCTAGATATAGTTTAAATTCTACGTCAAATTGTTCTGTTAAAAGAGCCTGTAGACGTTCGCAATACTTGTTAAAACGTAGCTCTTGTATGTAGGCAGTGCCTACACGACCGTCATTAAAACTCTGTTGACTATCGTCTGCGCCTGTTGGCAAGTAGCTTGATGGAATACGTAAACCGCGGAATAACTTGTTAGTAAAATATTTTAAATCGTCAATTTCACCTAGGTTAGAACCGCCTTGTAGCATTGTTACTTCTGATCCGCGACCTTCTGCTGTCTTGGGAAAGAAGTAGTCTTCGTTGATTGATAATGGGTTGTAAGCTGAATCGATTACGTTTTGTCCGCCGCCTGTTTGGCTAGGAATGCGTCTTTGATGTATTTCATTCTTAACACGTTCTACGAATGCCATAGCCATGTGTGCTGGCATATTTCCCACGTCAATGTGGAATACTCTGCGCTCAGGAGCACGTTGTATACGATAGATTAAAATAGCATCTTCAAGCAGTTCTTTCTGTTTATAAACTTTAAAAATGTTTTCTAGTAAACTATTTCCAAAAGGAAACTGATTATCTAAACCTTCGCTTAGACTAAGGTGAACTACGTGTTTAGCGTCAATTGCATGTTCAGTTTGTCCAATTGTAAATCTACTACCGCTACTGCTTTGTGGATACGGACCAGCTGAACCTCTGCTTTGGCCGCCTGCGCCCATGTAGGCACTGCCCGTAGATATTCCACCACCGGCGGCTCTAGGATTAATGTTTGGAGTGATCATTGTAGCGATCAAATCCATGAAGTTTGGTGCTAGATCCTTGATGATATACTGCTCGGGCTTCTTGCCTTCTGACTCGTTGACAATTACCTTAGTAACCTTAGTAGGATCGACATAGGTCCATTTTTTAGTCTCTGGATCACGGATAAAGAACGCATCACCGTATTTGAAAGTGTTGCGCACCATACGGAAGATACGTGTGTCAAAACGCTGTAGTTTGCTCCACTGCTGTAGATATTCACCAAGTATACGAATCTCAGAGTTGGTAGCTTTGTGTCTGTAGAATAGGTTAAAAGGAGTCTTGCCGTCTTTGTTTTTCTGTGTGCAAAACTCTGCTAGAATATCCAACGCGGCATTAACTTCTGGATCTGAATCCATAGTTTCATACTGCTGATAGCGTTCATTTCTATTAGGAGCACCTGCATAAACATCAGGCAAGTAACTGCTGTAGTTTGATCTAGCAGGACCTGGTCTGCCACCACTGCTGTTATAGCCGCCACCTAGTGGACTTTGATTTCCACTAATAGGTACCGGGCTAAAGAATTTCTTCCAACTCATATTTGTCCTTAGGCTGAGAGTCTATTACCATTACTGGCAATAGTTCTTTGCGTTTTGGAACTATTTCTCACCAGTTCTACATTGTGATTAATTAGTTCTACTATATGTTTATTTAAGCTAATTAGCTCGCCCGTGACGTCATCTAGAGTAGCTTTAGCCATAGATGATGCTTGACTGGCCATTTGATTAGCCATCGGTGCAAACTGATCAGACATGCCTTTAGCCATGTTGCTAAACTGCCCACTCATGCTGTTCATGGATTGTTCCATCTGGGGAGCGGCCTTCTGCATGTTGCTCATCATCTTATTAACAATACCTTTGAGCTGTTCTGGGCGAGCAACTACTTCCGAACCATGTAGTTCCATCATAGTGCCAGAACCAAAATCTTCAAACATCTTGTTAAAATCACCCCCGTTAAGGAAGGCAGGAATACCCGGGGATCCAAAGAATCGTTTCTTTTCTGGTATTGTTTTTTCTTTAGCATATTCAGGATTTATATTCATTGCCGCGCCCATTGATTCGCCGCTTAGAACTCTTTTAGCAGTATCTGCTCCTTCTTTTTGCGTAAATCCTTTGTTTACTTTTTCATATATTTCTCTTGTTTTTGCATTTTCTAATAGTGATTTTGTACTAGCATTTATAGCATCTTTCATCACGGTGCCCAGACTAGCACTAACATCTTTAACACGATCGTTCATTCCATTCATTGCAATTGAAGCAGCCTTAGTAGGATCTTCTTGTGCTTTTTTTGCATCAAGCTCTTGATTAACCTTTTCCATCTCTTTCTTATCAGACATTATTTTAGCAATTCTAATGTCAGCTTCTTGAGATGTTAGCTCTTCTTTCTTTGCATTTGCTTCTTTAAATACTCTTTCTTCAACTGCTCTGCGAACTTGGAATTCTTGGTTTTGCATTCTTGATTCGCCTGCCATCTTACCAAGTTCGCCAGTATTATAACGAGCCGCATCGACAAAATCTTTTTCTGCCATGCGTCTACTTACGGCAGCTTTAGCATCTTCTAGTGCAATGCGAGCTCGCTCTTTAGATTCTCCATCGGTCGCATTTTGATATGCTAGGACAGCTTCTTGATATTTTGTTCCTGAATTACCCAACAGCGACATTAAACGTGTGCTTTCTTGAGTTCTAGCACCATTATTAACTACAATATCACTAGTTAAGTTCTGGAATGCAGGACCTAGTGTGCCTACTTGACCTTGTAACTGTTGGAATCGCATTCTAGCACCAGTATCCATTTGATCAAGAGCGGCTTGTACATTGGCTTTTTCTTGTTGTGCCTGGATATCTTTCATCTGTTGCTCGCGACTCTTGCCAAACAATCTAGCATTCATGTCTAATTCTTTAGCTAGAGCACCTGCATGTTTACCCATCTCTTCAACTTGTGCGGCATCTTGTATGTTAATATTACGCTGATTGAATGATGTTAATAGCATTACATCATTCAATTCTTTAGCACTCACACCTGTTAATTTTAGTTGGCGACCTACTTGCGATTCTTGCAAGCTCATATCTAATCGTAATAGTGTTTGTGCGTTTTGACTAGCCGAACCTCCAAATCCCATGATAACACCGCCGGCTTTGTGTGCAGTCTCTTGGAATTCTTGTACACTCATTCTAGCGCCAAGCATACTCTGGGCCATCTGCCCAAGATTGTTATTAAAGCCCATGCCGTAGTTGCCAGCATCATTCATAGTCTGATTATAAACTAGCATGGTTCCAGATATTTGACTGAACCCCGATGCTAATAAACCACCAGCTACTGGAACATTGCCTAGAATCTTAGTAACATCAGATGCGGCATCGTTTACTTTATACATGCCAGTGGCAAGTTTACCTAGGCTATCTAATCCTGCTGTATAAATTTGCTGAGCACCACCACTGCCTGTGCCTCCGCTAGAAGATCCGCCTGAATTAGATGGAGGTGTACGATTGCCGCCCTGACTTTGAATAAAGTTGCGCATTAATTCGTTATTTTCTTGTAGTAGATCTTCAACTGATTTAGCCATGAGCTCGAAACCTTAAAATATGCGTATATAAATACGTTTGTACTTAATATTTATCAGGAGCCAAAATATGGCCAGTAATCCACTTCAACAGTATTTTAGACAACCTAAGATCTACATCAACTTGCCCAGCAAGGGAATTTTCATGCCACAGGGCAGTTATCAAGGCGATGCTACTAACATGCCTATCTACGGTATGACAGGCATGGATGAGATCATGATGAAAACTCCAGATGCTTTGCTAACTGGCACTAGTACTGTCAAGGTTATTGAAAGTTGCTGTCCACAAATCAAAGATGCATGGGCAATTAGTAATATTGATATCGACTGCCTGCTAGCGGCTATCCGTATAGCTACCTACGGAAATACCATGGAAGTTGATCATACCTGTTCAAACTGTGATACAGCTAACACCTATCCTGTAGATATCAGCGGTATATTAGATCATTTTAGCCAAGCGCATTATGATAACGAAATAGTACTAGGCGATTTTAAAATCTATATTAAACCGTTAAACTATCGACTAAGCAGTGAATTTGCACAGCGCAATTTTGCTATTGGTCAACAGATGAATCAATTAGTTTCTCTTACTGACGAAGAAGAAAAGAAAACAAAAACTAGCGAATTGTTTGAACAACTAGCCAAGCTACAAAACGATATCTTTGTTGAAGGCATCGACAGCGTAGAAATCAAAGGGAAATCAGTTACCGAGCATGCTTACATTAAAGAATGGTTAGAAAATTCCGATGTTACTGTATTTGATCAAATTAAAAAACAAATTAATAAGAATCAAGATGCTTGGTTAACACCTGAGTACGATATGCTGTGTGAAAACTGCCAGCATACTGACAAAGTTAGAATAGGATTAGATCAATCAAATTTTTTCGGCAACGCCTAACTAGATCATCGCCTGAAGAAATTCAAAAGTATCTAGCTAGGCTTGAAGAAGAAATTAAAGATTTTAAAACTGAACTTAGCAGGCTAAGTTGGTTTATGCGGGGAGGAGTTAACTACTACGACCTGTTAAATTACTATACTAGTGACGATCGCGATGCAATGTACGCTGTAATTAAAGAAAACATCGAAGCTAGCAAAGACAGCCAGACTCCAATTTTTTAAATTAGATCCCAGTCGTCACCGCTTTTAGTTGAGCGAGGAGCTCCAGGTGTTGTACCTGTGCTGGTATCATCTACATCCTTATTACCATCTGTTTTCTTTTTATACTTGTCGTTAGCTCCAGGCGCTAGATCACCTTTCTGACCTGTGATAGCTTCTTTAAGTTCGTAATAAAGAAATAATACTCCGCCGCCTAGAGCCGTTTGCCCTGTTAGAGGTGTTCCAAGTATTGGCCATGCTAGTAGTTTAGCAAGCCATTCACGCCCAGTATCTGTATTCAAGAAATAGACCATTGCGGCATTTTTAGCAGTATCTAATCCGTTTACTAGTCCTGCAATGCTTTTCATTCCGGGGATAAAGCTGAATGTTTTGAAGAATAAGTTAGGAATCCAAAGTAAGATCTTACCTATAGCCGCTGTGCCTAACCAGATTACCAGTTCGCCTACCAGCTGTGCCATGTCTGCTTGTCGACGACTATCAAATTCTTCTTTAGATAACTTACCCGCTTCAAGCAGTTTAAGATTGTCATCAGTTTTATCTATATAGATCTTGACCATACTGCCTAGACCGATTGCTTGATAACAGACTAATACCCCATTAATCGCAGTGCCTATCAAACTGGCGGCACCACCTATCTTAGCACCTGTACTAACACCCTTAGCACCAAGTCGTGATATCCTGCGTCCTAGATTAAACAGGAATCGACCTGCTCCTTCATCTGTTTGCTGTTCTGAGATTATTTCATGCACTTTCATAGTGTAATATTTACCTACTTGTGATGAAGAACTAAAGTTCTTCTGTTCTTCGCTTTCGCTCGAACTTTTCTTTCTTTTATGAATATACTGATAACTGCGAAGCAGTTTAAGCATTATCTAGATTGTTCAGTCACACTTTGCCCAGACAGGGCAAAGAAATGAACATTATCTGAGTTGAACAGTTCACCTAGCGTTACAGCATTACAGTGGCGGTTGTCCGGTACCACGAGCTGAGTCTTTATACAACGGCGGTCTACTAAGCATACGCTAACATGCTAGTAAACGTGGGTATTTCTCCCTCTTTAGGCCTTTTTAATCTTTTCAAACAACCAAACAGCGGCATTTTGCTATCTTCATCCTTGCGGGTAGTGGTTGAGTACTCTTAACGGCGAGAGAATTCCATCCCTGTGATCCGAGATCCAGGTCTAGGGCGCACGACTTTAGCCTGCGCTAGCTATTAACCGTTTAATTGTTTGCCTTTAATATGAGAACCATGTACACGGACTTGTATGTGTCCGTTATAGTAGTCATCGCTTTCTAGTACTCTGCGACTAAATTGTTCTCGGGCCTCTATGTATGAGCATTCTGATTTGGATTTGCAATAGTAAAGTATTTCTCTGCGAAATTGGTCTTGGCCTAATAGTTCTACGTCCTTGGTTAATTCAGGTGACGAGCCATAGTAGTCGCGCCAATCTGAATCAATCTTGCTACGGATTTTCTTTGTTTTCTTAGTTCCGTTCTTTAGTCGGACCACCCTAGTGGTTGTTTTCTTGAACTTGGCTAGCTTTTTGCCTATATATTTTCTATCGGAGGTAGTATTAGTAATCAAATAGACAAAGCCTACACAGTCTTCTGGTAGTTCGTCCACGGGAGCGTTTTGATAGAGC